GTCGAGGCCGTGCTCACCTCGTTCGACGAATGAAACGCAAGACCGTTCTCGCGCAAGCCGCCGGATTGGCGCTTGCATCCCCCCGCCGTTCCACCACCACGAAGGAAAGACCCATGTCCCAGCAAGATTTCCAAGAACTAGCACTTCACAACAGCAACATGGCGATGCACGCCCAGAAGGAGGCGGCCAAGTACGTTGGCGTTGCGCAGCAGCTGGCCAACCTCAACGAGCAGCTGAAGGCGGCGGTCACGAAGGCCGAGCAGGACAAGCAGGCGGCGCTCGACGAGGCGGGCGCGCTGCGCAGTGCGGTGGCCGAGCTCGAGGCCGAGGTGGCGACGCTGAAGGCCAGGCTCACGCCGCCGCCGGCGCCGGACGTGTCCCAACCGGTGGAGGCGCTCATCGTCGGCACCGAAGAGACGGTGGACTGAGCCATGCGCGCGCTGCTGGCCATCCTGGTGTGGCTCTGGCTCGCCGTAGTTTGGGGCGGCTGGTGGTACGCCGTGATGGTGATGGATCGCAGCGCATGGTGGACGCTCCTCGCGCTTGCGTTGAGCTCCATGCATGTGAAGTCCACGCGCTCGGACGAGTGATGAAACGCGGCGCGCCCCTCCCGCGCAAGACGCCGATGCGCCGCACCGCGCTGCGCATCGACGACGGCAAGGCACGCGCCACCGTGGCCGTGCCGCGCCCGAAGCGCTGCAAGGCCTGCAAGGGCCTGTTCACCCCGGCCCGGCCGATGCAGCGCGCGTGCAACCACGTCTGCGCGATGGATCTGGCGAAGCAGGCGAGGGAGGCGGAGCAGCGCAAGCTGGACAAGGCGCAGCGCGAGCGGCTGAAGCCGCGATCGAAGTGGATGGCCGAAGCGCAGGCGGCCTTCAATCGGTATTGCCGACTGCGCGACGCGGCGCTGCCGTGCATCAGCTGCGATCGATTCCACGCGGGGGCTTATGACGCCGGCCACTACTTGTCGACCGGCGCGCGGCCGGAGCTTAGATTCCACGAGGCCAATGTGCACAGGCAATGCGTCCCCTGCAATCAACATTTGCACGGCAACCTCGTGCTGTACCGCCTGGGCCTGATCCGGCGAATCGGGCTGGAGGCGGTCGAGCGCTTGGAAGGGCCGCACGAGCCGCGCAAGTACAGCATCGATGAACTGCGCGAGATCCGCGACACCTACCGGCGCCGGGCGCGCGAGTTGGAGAAGGCATGACCGCGGCGCCGACCCCCGCCCGAGCCCTGCGCGACCGTGCCGAGAGCCTGCTCCGGCCCGGCCAGGAGTTCGCCTTCGCCACAGACGCCCACTCGCAAGAAGGCGTCGTGCTATTGGCCATCGCGAAGCCTGCGTGGTGCGGCGTGATCGCAATCTCAAAGACCGAGTACGGACTCGACGGCGCCATCGCGCTGGCGAACCTGCTCGGGTTTCAGCAAGAGGAATCACGGCATGGCCCGCCGCCGATGAGCGCGGGCAAGACCCAACGGAAGAGGGAAACAGCATGAACAGGAACTACTGCACGGGAATCGGAATGGTCGCACCGGAGATCGGGATGCCATTGCGTGTGCCCAGCAAGACCGAATCCGAGATCGAGCGCGAGATGGAACGGCTCGGCAAGTCAGCCCATGCGCTGCAGGAACTCGTGGGCATGCTCGGCGAACGGCTGAGCCGTGTGTCTCACCCGTACCCGACCAGCGGCGACGCCAAGCTGGCCGAAGCGGAACCGCCCGTCGGCAGCAGCCTCGGCGGCGAGGTCCGCGAGGTGAGCCGCAACCTGGAGCAAACCGCACGGGCGATCCGTATGCAGTTGGACGTGCTGGCCATCTGAACATCAGCCGGTGCGCGGCGCTACGCATGGCACATGCGGTCGCGCACGGACCCCTGGAAGGGGAGAGCGGAACCGTGGGGCCACGGTGACGAATGTGCCAGGCCCACCCTCAACCTAGAAGGATCACTATGACCACCATCGTTCCTACCGTAGGCCGCAAGGTCTGGTTCTACAACAGCCAGGACCAGACCGACCCCATCGACGCCACCGTCATCAAGGTGTGGGCACCGCCCGCGCACGCGAAGCCGGACATGTGCGTGAACCTGCTGGTGGTCGACCCTGACACCGGCGCGACGCGCTGCGAACATTCGGTGCAGGTCGGCGACGAGAAAACAGCCGGCCGGCACTACCGGTGGATGCCGTATCAGAGGCTGGTCGCAGCCAAGAGCGAAGACGTTACGATGGTCAGGTGAGCCATGACGATGGACACCGACACCCTGGTTCGGATCGCCTACGCCGCGCAAGCGCCGTTGAGCAGCAACAGAAAGCCGATCCCTTTCGACATGCGCCCGGCTCATCACCTGGACGAGTTGGCGCGCATCGCATGGGCGGTGGCCAAATTCGTCTCTGCGGAGTGCGCCAAGGTGTGTGGAGGAGCGACGCCTCCCACCACAGCCGAGAGATTCGCCCTCGCTTCCCACAAGCACACGCCTTGCCGGGCGAAACGCCACCTGCGGGTGGCGTTTCTTCGTCCGGTTGCTTTGCGCTGAATCCACCCCACACTTTCTCTCGCCTGCGTTGAGAGACGCAGGTGTCTCCTCCTACTGGTCCAGGTTGCCCAGTGGGTTGATCGCCCCGGGGCTTCGCGGCTCCGGGGTCGTTTTAGCGGGGATCCATGAGCATCTGGCGCATTGCGGTCAAGGCACTCCACGAGATTGGCGACGAAGCCGATACGGCCGCCGTTGCTGACTTCACCCTCAGCGACCCATACAACGGCCTACGCATCGCAAAGGAGTTCGGTCTGGTGGAGCAGACGGCTGGCGGTCGCGGCGGCAGCAGGCGCCTCGCGAAGTGGCGGATCACCGCCAAGGGCACCGCTCTCTGCGAGGGCCGCCTCGGCGCCTACCAGCTTGAGCACGGCCGCTGGCGCTTCGCCGCCACGTGGCTCGCCTCCCTGCCTCGCGGCATCCGCATCCCCCAGCAGGAGACCCCATGCGCCGCGTGATGGACCCCGACGAGGTGCGCTGCCGGCCTTCCCCTGGCTGCCCGCTGCAAGAGTCCTGCGCCAGGTTCACCTCCCCCATCCCCACCACCAACGCTAAGATCGGCAACTTCCGCGCCCAGGTGCAGACAGGCCCGACGGGCAGCGCCTGCAACTACCGCCTCAGCGTGATGGTCGGCCCGGCTGCTCCGCCAGCGCAGCGCGCGACGAAGCCTTGGCCGAAAGGGCAGGCGTGACGACCGTCCTCGCCTGCACCAGGGCCGGAATGATGGTTGCCGACAGCAACATCACCGACGCCCACAAGGTGTGGAAGGCTCGCAAGGTCTGGCGCGTCAACGGCGCGCTCGTCGGGATGTCCGGCAATGCCGAGGAGTTCCTCCCATTCCTGGTCTGGTGCCGCAACGGCATGCAGGAGGACCCGCCGAAGCTCAAGACGCTGGACGCCATGATCATGTCGTCGGACGGCCTGCTTTGCTACTCCATGAGCACGCTGCCCATCCGCATCGAGGCAGGTCGCCACGCCATCGGCAGCGGCTCCATGGCCGCTCTGGCCGCGTATGAGGCCCTGGGATTCACAGACCCGAAGCGAGCCGTGCAGATCGTCTGCCGGCACGACCTGAACAGCCGCGCGCCCGTGCGGGTCTACAGGCTGTAGCGCGCCCTCTCATGCCGGCGCCTACCTACCTCATCGATGAAAAGCTCAAGGAGTGGGCCACCCCCCGCCAGGTGGAGGTGATCGACGCCGTCAACAAGCACAAGTCCCTGCGGGCAGCGGCCAAGGCGCTTGGCGTCAACTACACCTCAATCGGCCAGTCCATCAGGCTGGCGAAGAAGAAGGCGGCCATCTTCGGGTATTCGCCGGAGCATGACCTGAAACGTCCGGTGGCGCCGGGCCAGCGCCTGCGTGGCGCGAGCCTCCTCTACAAGGACGGCAAGGCCGAGCCGGTGCTGACGTGGGTCAAGACGGAACGGGATGGCGCGCAAGCCGACGAGATCCTTCGCGAGTTCGTCGAGTACCTCACCAAGGATGCGAAAGGCCTGTCGCCGGCCGTGGCCGCGCCGGCGCAGGCATACCCGGATCTGCTCGCGGTGTACCCCTGGGGGGATCCCCACTTCGGCATGTATGCGTGGGCCCGTGAGAGCGGGGACGATTTCGACCTCGAGGTGGCCGAGCGCCTGACCCTCGGCGCCGTCGACCGGCTCGTGGCTGCGGCGCCGCCGGCGGAAACCGCGGTGCTGCTGCCGCTGGGCGACTTCTTCCACGCCAACGACCAGACGAACCAGACCCCGGCGCACAAGCACCAGCTGGACGTCGATTCGCGCTACCCGAAGGTGCTCATGGTCGGCGTCAAGGCGGTGCGGCACGCCATCCTGCGCCTGCTCGAGAAGCATCCCAAGGTGATCGCCAGATTCGAGCCCGGCAACCACGACCCGGAGGCCAAGTGGGCCCTGGCGCTCACTATCGCCGCATATTTCGAGAACGAGCCACGCGTCACCGTCGACCTGACGCCGGGCAAGTTCTGGTACTACCGCTTCGGCAAGGTGCTCATCGGCTCAACGCATGGCGATACCGCCAAGCATGCCGCGCTGGGCGGCGTGATGGCCGCCGATCGCCCGGAGGATTGGGGCGCCACGAAGCACCGCTACTGGTACACGGGGCACATCCACAGCAGCACGGTCACCGAGCTCCCCGGCGTGGTGTGCGAATCGTTCCGCACGCTGGCCGCGAAGGATGCCTACGCCGCCGGCCACGGCTACCGGGCCGGGCGTGACATGCGTCTGATCGTTCACCATCGCGAGTACGGCGAGATCGAACGACACCGGTGCGACGTGGCGATGCTCGAGAACAGCCCCAGCCGATAAGCGCCAGATATCAGCCATGACCGATAGCAAGCCGACAAATCCCAAGGACGCGATCGCGCTGAACAAGCTGCCGCTGCACCTCGTCTCCCCGATCGTCAAGGCCTACCAGGCCATCGCCCATTTCCTCGGCAACGTGAAGTACGGCGCCTGGAACTACCGCGGCGCCGGCGTCCGGTATTCGGTCTACAAGTCCGCGCTCGAGCGGCACGTCGATGCATGGTGGGAGGGTGAGGAGAACGACCCGACCGACGGGACACCCCATCTCGCGAACGCGCAGGCCTGCCTGAACATCCTGATCGAGGGCAAGTTCACGCCCAGCACGATCGACGATCGGCCGCCCAGCCGAGCCGAGGCTCTGGCCAGGATCCGCGCGGAGTTGGAGGCGCTGATGCCGCAGATACGTGAGCGCTACGCCGACAAGGACCCCAAGCACTGGACCATCGCCGACAGCGCGCAGGAGGGGGAGCGCGAGTCCGGTTGAAATCCTGCCGTTTGCCATTGCAATTGGCGGATGAGCACGCTGACACAGGAATACGTCAATTCCCTCTTCCACTACGACAAGGAGAAGGCGCTTCTGACATGGAAGGTCAGAAAGGGCTGCGCCGTGCCGGGGATGGATGCACGCTTCCACGGTCGCCAATTACAAACGTCCACCCACGATGGCAAAGCAGCGCAGTAGCGCGGCCGGCTCCAAGCAGCCCAAGGCCGTCGCAGCGAAGAGAACCGCCAAGCCGGCAGCCCAGCGCCGCGTGGCCGACGCACTGCCCTCGGCAGGGGCGCCCAAGCGCGCGAAGCCCTCGCCCGCCCAGGACAAGCTCGACGCCGCAGGGGGGGCAGCAATCGCCCAGCTCATCATCGAAGGCCAGACGTACCGGCAGATCGCAGAGAAGTACGGCGTCGGCCTCGGAAGCCTGGCCGAGTGGATCGAGGCCGACCCCGAACGCTCTCATGCGTGCGCGCGTGCGCGCGAAATGGCGGCGCAGACCTTCGACGAGATGGCCGAGCAGCGCATCGACGAGGCGGCAGACCCGTTCGCCCTGGCCAAGGCCAAGGAACTGGCGGTGCACTTCAGGTGGCGCGCGAAGGCGGCGAACCCGAAGCGCTACGGGGACAAGGTGCAACTGGACGCCAAGGTCGACACCAAGTCCATCAGCGACGACGAACTGCTGAAGCAGCTTGCCAAGTTCGGGATCCAGGCCAGCGTCAAGCCGGTTGCGGAGGGCGAGGGTGCTTGACCTCGCCGCGCTCGAGCCGGCGCAGAAGCAGCACCTCGCCTCGCTGCTGGCCGAGGTGGACCGCCGCCGGCGCACGCGCGTGATCGAGACGATGTTCCCGGACACCGGGAAGTACGCGCGCTTCCGCTACCCGAAGCACCTGGAGTTCTTCAGGCTCGGCGCCACCCACAACGAGCGGGTGTTCATGGCCGGCAACCGGGTCGGCAAGACCGTGGCCGCCGGGACCGAGACGACCTACCACCTGACTGGCAAGTATCCGAACTGGTGGGATGGCCGGCGCTTCGACCGCCCGGTGCGCGCGCTGGCCAGCGGCGACACGCATGAGACGACGCGCGACATCCTCCAGCTGAAGATGGTGGGCGCAACCACCGACAAGCCGGAGAACATCGGAACCGGGTTGATCCCGGGCGACGACATCACCGGCATCGTGCCGCGGCCGCATGTCAAGGGCGCGATCGAGAAGGTCACGGTGCGCCACGTCAGCGGCGGCGAGTCGGAACTGTGGCTGCGCTCCTACGAGCAGGGCCGCGAGATCTTCCAGGGCTTCGAGCTCGACATCTTCTGGCCGGACGAAGAGTGCCCGGAGGACGTGTATGAAGAGGGCCAGGTGCGCCTGATGACGCGCAACGGCATCTCGATGCTCACGTTCACGCCGCTCAACGGCCTGACGAAGCTGGTGCAGCAACTGACCGCGAAGACGGACGATCCGGTCGTCATGGCCAGCCGATCCGTGGTGCAGTGCGGCTGGGATCACGTCCCGCACCTTGACGAAGACGCCAAGGCCCGGCTGCTGGCCAAGCTGATGCCGCACCAGCGCGACGCGCGCACGAAGGGCGTGCCATCGCTCGGCGCCGGCGCGATCTACCCGGTGCCGGAGACGGACATCGTGGTGGATGACTTCGCGCTGCCGGCCTATTGGCCTCGGGCCTATGGCATGGACGTCGGCTGGAACCGCACGGCCGCCATCTGGGGCGCGCACGACCGGGAGGCGGACGTCGTCTACCTCTACAGCGAGCACTACCGCAGCCAAGCCGAGCCGAGCATCCACGCAGACGCCATCAAGGCCCGCGGCGTCTGGATTCCTGGCGCGATCGATCCGGCGGCGCGCGGCCGCCAGCAGAAGGACGGCGAGCAGCTGCTGCAGAACTACCAAGACCTCGGGCTTGACCTCACCGCCGCGGACAACGCCCGCGAGGCCGGAATCTACAACGTCTGGCAGCGCCTGAGCACGGGCCGCATGAAGGTCTTCAAGTCGCTGCAGAACTGGCTCAACGAGTACCGCATCTACCGGCGCGACGACAAGGGGCAGGTGGTCAAGGAGAACGACCACGCCATGGATGCGACGCGCTACCTCGAGATGTCCGGCATCGCCATTGCGCGCGTGCCGCCACGAGTCGAAAAGCCAGCCCGGCGCGGCAACTGGCGGACCGTGTAAACGAAAGGACTGCATGACAACTCAATCCATCCTCGGCCCCCACGGCACCCCCATGGTCGAGCTCGGCGGCGAGCGCGCCTGGCTCCAGCGCATCAAGGGCGACATCGTCTGTTCCTTCCAGTGGCTGGACATCGGCCTGGAGGAGCCGCACCCGTGCATGGCGCTGTTCCCGGCCATGCGGCGCATGGACACCGCGGCCTACGTGATCCCGCAGCGCAACGCCTGGGCCTACGCCACGCGCGATGGCAACGCCACGCCAGAGCACTTGGGCGTGGCCTTCAAGGCGGCGCTGCACATGGGATTCCACCCTGACCAGTCCACGGTCCACCGGATCATGGACATCATCGTCGAGGGCATTCCCGACTTGGTTCGGATGCCCAGCGACCAGCCGGCCAGCCTGCACGTAGCGCGCGTGCTCATGGGCATCGAGGCTTCGGCCAAGGTCAACGGCAAGGTCGTCAAAGAAGAGGTCTTGTGATGTTCGGCATTGAGCAGCGCGAGACCAAGAGCCAGCGCGATCCGCAGACGGATGGCACCACGCCATTCGTGGACGAGCAGAACGCCAGGAGCGACCCCGAAGGGGAGCAGAAGCGCCGGCACGCCGTGCTGATGGAGTGCCTGCACGACGAGCGCGACCGCCAGGCCGAGGAACGGCTGCAGGCCGCCATCGACGAGGACGTGTACGACCACCTGCACTGGCGGCGCGAGGACGCCGCTGTGCTCATGGACCGCGGCCAGGCGCCGCTCGTCTACCCCGAGTCACGCCAGACGATCGACTGGATCAGCGGCATGCAGAAGCGCATGCGCAAGGACTACAAGATCCTGCCGCGCGAGCGTGGCGACGAGCAGGGCGCCGAGGTCAAGAGCCAGGTGGTCAAGTACACCGACGACGTCAATCTGACCCAGTGGCATCGCTCGCGGGCCTTCAAGCAGGCGGCGTTGTCCGGGCTCGGCTGGCTGGAGGAGGGCATCAACCTCGAGCCGGGCGAGGAGATCATCTATTCCGGCTCCGAGGACTGGCGCAACGTCTACCGCGACTCGCGCGCCAAGCAGTTCGACCTGAAGGACGGCCGCTACCTGTTCAGGCGCAAGGTCACCGACCTGGACTACGCCATGGCGCTGCTGCCGAAGGCGAAGGACCACCTGCGCAACATCGCCAGCACCGACGAAGTCATCGACGATGATGACGTGTGGTTCCTGGGCGAGCGGCTGACCAACGCCTCGGACCTGGACCACATGGATGGGCTGCCCGCGCGCTGGCGCGATCGCAGGGCCTTCATCGGCAACGACTACACCGACAAGGGCAGGCGGTCATCGGTCGAACTGCTGGAGTGCTGGTACCGCGTTCCCGAGCGCGTGCAGGCCTTCAACGATGGCCCGCTGGCGGGGAAGATTTTCAACCCAGCCGACCCGGCGCACCTGCAGATCCAGCAGGACCGCTGGAGCATGTACGACGCGGTCAAGCTGCGCATGCGCGTGATGATCGCCACCAAGGACCAGCCGCTGTGGGATGGCGCGAGCCCGTTCCGGCACGGCCAGTTCCTGCTCATCCCCATCTGGGGATACCGGCGCTACCGCGACGGCCTGTGCTACGGCGTGATGCGCGGCATGCGGGACCTGCAGGAGGACACCAACAAGCGCGCATCCAAGGCCCAGTGGCTGCTGGCGAACAACCGCATGGTCATGGACAGCGGCGCCGTCGACGACATCGAGGAGGCGCGCGACGAGGCGGCCCGCCCGGATGGCGTCATCGTCAAGAAGATCGGCAAGGAACTGCGCTTCGAGAAGCCCGTGGGCGAGATCCAGGGCAACCTTGAGATGATGGACCGCAACATCGCGGCCATGCGCAACGCCGGCGGCGTGACGAACGAGAACCTGGGCCGCGACACCAACTCCAAGAGCGGCGTGGCCATCGAGCGCAAGCAGGACCAGGGCTCGCTCACCACCTCGGAACTGTTCGACAACCTGCGCCTGGCGGTGCTCATCGCGGGCAAGCTGCGGCTGTCCCACATCGAGCAGTTCTGGACCCAGCAGAAGGCCATCCGCATCACCGGCGAGGCCCAGCCGATCGAGTGGCTGGAAGTGAACAAGACCGACCCGGACAGCGGCGAGGTCATGAACGACCTGACGGCGCGCGAGGCTGACTTCTACGTGGGCGAGCAGGACTACCGCGAGAGCTACATCCGAGCTGCGATGGAGCAGACGTTCCAGCTGCTCGGCCAGATCGCGACGTTTGCGCCGCAGGTGGTGCTGGCCGTGCTGGACTTGGCCGTCGACAGCGCGGAACTGCCGAACAAGGACGAGTGGGTTTCTCGCATCCGCAAGCTCAACGGCCAACGCGACCCGACCAAGGCGCCGACACCTGAGGAAGAAGCCCAGGCGCAGATCGACGGGGAGAAGAAGGCGCTCCAGGAGCAACTGGCCGTCGAGATGGCGCAGGCGCAGCTGGCCAAGGAGCAGGCCAATGCGGCGAAGCTCGACGTGGAGGCCATGGCCAAGCGGGTGGACGTGCTGATGCAGGCGCTGACCGCTGCGCAACTCGCTGCGACCAACCCCGCGCTGGCGCCGGTGGCCGACGAGATGGCCGCGGCCGCAGGCTTCAAGCCGCAGGGCGGCACGGATCCGAACATCCCGCAGCCGACCGCTGCGCCGACGCCGATGGATTCCGCCGCACCGATCGACCCAACACAACAACCTGCCGGGCCCGAAGCCGGCATCCCACCACAGGAGTTTCAATGAGCACTGACCACCAAGGACTGAGCCAGGCCGAAATCGACGCGCTGGAAGGCGACGAACTCGACGAGACCGGTATCCCGAAGGAAGACGACGCAGACCGCGCCGAGGCGGCGCGCGCGAAAGGCGAGCCGGGCGCGGACGACGGTGACGAGGGCGAGGAAGGGGCCGAGGCGGACGACGACAAGCCCGCAGCCGAACCGCCCGCCGCGGCGCCCGCTGCTCCTGCGCCGGCTCCGGTCGAAGCGCCTGCGCCGGCACCGGAAGCGGCCGCCGCTCCTGTCGAGCCGCCGGCCGAGCCGCCCGCGGCCGCAGAGGAAGCGCCCGAACTGCCGCGCGAGGTCGACATCCCTGATCCCATCCTCGTGCAGGTGCAGGACCCGAAGAAACTCGCCGATGCTCGCGAGGCCGCCGAAGCCAAGATCGACGACATCGAGAAGAAGTGGTCGGCCAACGAACTCACCGACGACGAGCGCAACGCGCAGATGAAGGCCGCGCGGCGCGAGCTCACCGCGGCAGTGTCGGCCGAGGCGGCCAACCAGGCCCGCATCGAGACCAACGCTGCGAACGCAGAGCAACAGCAGCGCCGCGTGATCGACGGCATCGTCAAGATCGCCAAGACGGAAGGCAGCATCGACTACGCGAAGGACGCCAAGGCCGAGGGCCAGTTCAACCGCGCGCTCCAGGTGCTCTACGCCGACCCGGACAGCAAGGGCAAGTCGTTCGCCGCGCTCAGTCTCGAGGCGCATCGCATGGTGTGCGCGATGCGTGGCGTGACGCCGAAGGTGGCCCCTGCACCCGCTCCTGTTGCAGCGCCGACACCACCGAAGCCGGCAGCAGCGCCTGCGCCTGCAAAAGCAGCGCGCACTCCGGTTGACAAGTCACTAATCCCCCCTACGCTTTCGCGTGTGCCTCCTGCGGCTGACGCGACGATCAGCGGTGACGAGTTCTCCCACCTCGCCAATCTCGATGGCGCTGAGTTGGAGAAGGCGGTCACCAAGATGACGGCGGAGCAGCAGGAGCGGTGGCTCAATTCATGAGCAAGCAGTACGTGTTGCTGGTTGACGTGAAGAAGGGCGAGACCCTGGACATCGGTGGCGTCATCGTTGTCCGGGTCGAAGAGAAGTCAGGCCAGCGAGCTCGGTTGCGCTTCACGTTCAAGGAGCCAACCGAGGTGAAGAAGATCCAGACGCCGGCGGCGCAACCCGCGCCGGCGTGATAGGAAGGGCAGGCGAGAGCCCGGTTGTCTCGTCGTAAGGCCGCGCAGTAGTGCAGCCCATCAACCAACGTTGAAGGAGCTGCGCGTATGCGTACCGTGATCGGGGTCAATGACCCCCAGGCAGTCAAGAAGTGGTCCACCGCCTTGGGCGTGGCCGTGAACAAGTCGAGCTACTTCGCTCGCAAGATGATGGGCATGGGCAAGGACAGCCGCCTGCCCATCCAGCGCATGGACGAACTCGAGTCCGACGCTGGCGACGAGGTCACCTATGACCTGCTGATGCCGATGAACATGGAGCCCGTCGTCGGCGACGAGACCCTGGACGGCAAAGAGCAGCCGCTCAAGTACTACACCGACAAGATGCGCATCGACCAGGTGCGCGGCGGTGCGGACCTCGGCTCGCGCATGACACGCAAGCGCACGCTGCGCAACATCCGCACGGATGCCAAGCGCGTGATGAGCGACTGGTGGAAGCGGCTCTACGACGAACTGTTCTTCATCTACCTGTCGGGCTCGCGCGGGACGCAGACCGGCTACATCTGGCCGGCCGGCTCGGCGTTCTTCAACGTCAACGCGCTGGCCGCGCCGGACTCGGCGCACATCATGTACGGCGGCAACGCGACGTCGAAGGCTTCGATCGCCTCGGACGACCCGTTCGACCTGCGCCTGATCGATAAGGCCGTGGCCAAGGCCGAGACGATGGGCGGTGACGGCAGCGACGAGATTTCGATGCTGCCCTGCGAGATCGACGGCGACGAGCGCTACGTGTGCCTGATGCACACGTTCCAGTACGACGCGATGAAGTCGAACACGAACACCGGCCAGTGGCTCGACATCCAGAAGGCGGCCGCGGCTGCCGAAGGCACGAAGGCGCCGCTGTACAAGAACAACGGCGGCGTCTACGCCGACGTGGTGCTGCACAAGCATCGCAACGTCGTGGGCTTCAGCGACTACGGCGCGGGCACCAACCTGCCGGCACGCCGCGCACTGTTCCTCGGCGCCCAGGCCGCGGCGATCGCCTTCGGCTCGCCGGGCACGGGTCTGCGCTTCGACTGGACCGAAGAGGTCAAGGACCACGGCAACGCCGTAAAGATCGGCTCGAACTCCATCTTCGGTGTGAAGAAGGTTCGCTACAAGTCCAAGGACGGCAGCGTCGAGCGCGACTTTGGCGTGTTCGCCATGGACACCTACGCAGTCGATCCGAACGCCTGATGAGTGAGGCCCCTTCGGGGGCCTTCTCGCGAGCCTCACCTGAAAGGAATTCATCGTGGCTGTTACCACCACCAAGGCATACACGGGCGTGCGCCCGGTTCCGCAACCCGACGACGCTGGCGTTCGCGTCGTGGCCGTCGACGTCGAGTTCGCTTCGGCCGCCTACTCGGCGAACGACCTGATTCGCCTGTGCAAGCTGCCCATCGGCGTCAAGTGCCTGGACTGGGCGCTCGTCTTCCCGGACATCGACACCGGCACGCCGGCGCTCGCCTGGTCGCTCGGCATTGAGAACGCCGGCGGAACCGACCTAGACACGGAAGTGTGGGGCACTGGCCTGACGGCCGGCCAATCCACCTCGGTCGTGCGCAACAGCACCTCCGTGGCCGCGCAAGGCGTGACCACGACCGAGCGGACGCTGGACCTCAAGTGCACGACCGCAGCGGCGACCTACGCCGGCTCGGGCAAGACCGGCCAGGTCCTGCTCTGGCTGCAGGGCTAATTCTCCGTGGTCTTGGGGCAGCTGGTGCTGCCCCCTTTTTGAAGGAGGGGCGGATGCCCATCGTTCACGCCTACCGGCGCACCGTGCGCGCGCACATCAAGGCCTCGCACGTGGCCGACCTGGCCGCGCATGGCAAGGTCGAGTTCAAGCCCAACGACAAGGGCGAGTTCGTGGCCGAAGTTCCTGCCGGGCCCGCGCTCAATCGGCTGCTCGCCATCAGCGAGGCCTACCGCATCCATGGCGCGCCGGTGGTGGCCGAGGACGACGAAGAGGACGAAGGCGACGCCTCCCCCTACGTCATCACCGACGGCGACAAGACCGTGGACCTGCGCACGCTCGACAAGGTCGCGCTCCTGCAGTTCGCGGCGGAGAACGACATCGCCATCCACCCGAACGCGAAGGACGAGACGATCCGCGACCGCCTCGTCAAAGCGCTGACGAAGGGCGAGTGACGCCATGGCGGCGACCGTGCTGGTCAAGGATGTGCTGTACCGCTTCGGCGGGTTGATCCACGACCTGTCGCCCCAGTTCATTCGCGTGCCGCAAGTCGAGGCCATCAACTGGCTGAATGACGCGCAGGTCGCAATCACGATGTTCCTGCCGTCGGCGTGCTCGCGCATCGACGCGGTGAAGCTCAAGGCCGGCACGCGACAGAGCATCGAGACCATCGCGGCGGCTGATTGCAAGCCAGGCGATGGTTCCACGCCAAACACGTCGATCATCGGCGTTCAGTTCCTCGAGTCGTTCCGCAACATGGGCACTGACGGGCTGACGCCGGGCCGCGTGGCGCGCGTCGTGCCGCGCGAGGACCTGGATGCGTTCTCGGCCGGCTGGCACACCGCGACGAATACGTACAACCGCGTCGACGCGGTCATGTACGACCCGCGTTTCCCGCGCTACTTCCACGTCTACCCGCCGATCCCGGCCACCCCGGCCGTGTGGCTGGAGTTCGGCTACACCGCGCAGCCGCTGAAGGTGCCCAACGTCGGGAACGAGGACTACAGCGCCGGCGGCTCGAGCACCGAGGTCATCAAGATCGCGGACCAGTACCTCGAGATGATCGTCGACTACATGGTGGCGCGAGCCCACATGAAGGAGACGAGTTGGCGCGACGAGGGCAAGGCCGTGGCCTTCACCTCCAAGTTCGTCGGTGGGCTGAACGCCATCGTCACGTCACTGACGGGGACCAACCCGAACCTTCAGCGCCTGCCATTCGCGCCGGAGCCGCTGGGGCAGGCGCGGTAAGGGGCGGCCATGGAATGGGCCGACCTTCTGCCGAGCGTGCTCCCCTCAACGCCCGGGTGCTCGGACATCCTGGCGATCGACCACATCCGCAAGGCGGCGCGTGAGTTCTGCGCGCGCACGCTGTGCTGGCAGTACCAGGCCAACGCGATCACCGCGCAGGCCGGCGTCGCAACCTACACGCTGCAGATGGGTGACGGGCAGGAGCTGGTCAAGCTGCTGGCCTGCGAGGTCAACGGCACCGAGTACCACGTGCCCAACGGCGCGGCGGGCCGGCGCCTGGCGCGCCAGGGCGTGAGCAACCTCTGCACGCTGGCTTCCGGCGGCCAGGACTTCACGCTGTCGCCGACGCCGAGCGCGGGGGCCTCGATCGTCACCGACATCGCGGTCAAGCCGTCGCTGACCTCGGCGACCTGGCTCGACGACTTCGCCGCGCACACTGAGGCCGTCGCCGCCGGTGCCATCGCCTCGCTGTGCGCATTGCCCAAGAAGCCTTGGACGGACCACGGCTTGGCCGCGCTGCAGCGCGAGATGTTCGAGAACCGCATCGGCACCGAGCAGTACCGGGTGTTCAAGGGCATGGGTCGATCGCATTCGACCGCTTCCGTGGAGTGGTGCTGATGGCCGACGTGATCGTCAAGCGCCCGACGGACATCGTGACGGTGCGGTTCGACTTCCGCGAGTTCGTCACGCGCGTGGTCGCCGAGGGCGTTCCAGTCGAGGACGTGAGCTACACGCTTCGCGCACAGGCCGGCGTGACGATCTCGGCCAGCCTCGTGGACAACGCCGGGCTGCTCGACGTCGTCGTGAGCGGCGGCGCCATCGGCGTGGTCTATGACTACGGCATCGAGGCCAAGACTCCTGAGGGTGACTCTTCGGTCGACGTGCGCAAGGTCCGCGTGCGCGACCCGAGCCTGTTCCCTGTGCTGCCGACGACGGGCGAGACCGTCCTGGGCACCTTCCATCTGGTCACCGAAACGGGCGACGACCTCGTCACCGACACGGGCGACTTCCTCATCTGGGGCTGACATGGCCAACAAGACAATCGGGCAACTCACGCCAGCCGGCGCGGCCGCGGACACCGACAAGATCCCGATCGAGAACGCCGCTGGCGTCACGCAGCGGGTCACTCGCGCGCAGCTGCTCGCCGGCATCACGGTTGCCGATGCAGACGCCACGACAAAGGGCAAGGTGCAGTTGGCCGGCGCCCTGGGCGGCACCGCGGCCGCGCCGACCGCGCTGGGCCATGCGGATGCGGCTTCGCTCGCTGCCGCGCTCGCGGTCAAGGCTCCGCTGGACGGCCCGGTATTCACGGGGAACCCGCAGGCGCCGACACAGGCCGGCGGCAACAGCAGCACGTCGATCGCCACCACGGCATTCGTGCAGGCCGCGATCGCGGCGCTGGTCGGATCCGCGCCGGCGGCGCTGAACGCGCTCGACGAGCTCGCCGCGGCGCTGGGCAACGATGCGAACTTCGCGACGACCGTCACGACCCTGATCGGCACGAAGCAGGCGGCCATCCAGTTCTATGACGACGGCGCGGCGCTCGGCGCTGCCGGCACGGCCACCGAGTTCGACATCACGGGGCCAGGCATCACCGCCACGCGGGTCGGCAACAAGGTCACCGCGTTCGTTCCCAGCGGGGGTGGCGCGACTGTCGTCGTTCAGGAGGACGACGTCACCGTGGTTGCTGCTGCGGCGACGATCAACCTCACCAACGGCTTCGACGTCAGCGAGTCGCCTTCTGGCGAGGCGCTGGTGGCGCTGGACCTGGGCGAGTACACCGGCACCGACCTGCCGGTGGCCAGCGGCGGAACCGGCGCCAGCACCGCCTCGGGCGCGCGCACCAACCTCGGCCTGGTGATCGGCACCGACGTGGCGCCAGTGGCCAACGCGGTGTTCACCGGCACCACGACGCTGGGCCAGGATCCGGCGCTGGCGATGCAGGCCGCGACCAAGCAGTACGTCGACTCCATCGCGCTGAATCTGGGCAAGCGCCAGCGCGTGCGTGTGGCTACGACCGCGAACATCACCATCGCGACCGCGCTCAACAACGGCGATGTGCTCGATGGCGTGACGCTGGCGACCGATGACTTGGTCCTGGTCAAGAACCAGACCTCGGCGCCGGAGAACGGCGTCTATGTGGTCGGAGCGAGCCCTGCGCGCTCGAGCCAGTTCGACACGTGGGCCGAGCATCCCGGCTCCCTCGTGACGGTGGCCGAAGGCACGACTCACGCCGACACGGTGTGGCTGTGCACATCGAACGACGGCGGAACCCTCGGCACGACCGACATCGTGTTCTCGCAGTCGGGCACGAATGGCGCGCTGCTCGCGGCCAACAACCTGAGCGACCTCGCCAACGCAGCCACGGCGCGCACGAACCTGGGTGTGGCGATCGGCACGAACGTGCAGGCCTTCACCGCCAGCGTGTCGCAGGCTGAGGCCGAGGCTGGCACGGAGACGGCGCTGCGTATGTGGAGTCCGGAGCGGGTGGCCCAGGCCATCGCCGCGCTGGGCGGCTCGGGCGCGACGGTCACGGCCAAGGAGGGCGGGGCGACCATCGGCAGTGTCACCGCCTTCGACTTCGGTGCCGGCTTCGATCTGACGGAATCGCCCGCCGGTCAGGCCAACATCGTGCTGGACCTTGCTGAGTACGGCGGCGCGGCTCTTCCCGTAGCCGGCGGCGGCACCGGCGCCACCACGGCGAGCGCGGCGCGCACGAACCTCGGCGCCGCGGCGAGCGCCAACGCCGTCTTCACCGGCACCGTCACGCTCGGCCAAGATCCAGCCACGGCGCTCGAGGCCGCCACCAAGCAGTATGTGGACGGCCTGGCGATCAACGTGGGCAAGCGGGCCCGCGTGCGCGTCGCCACCACGACGAACATCGCCACCCTGGCCACGGGCCTGAACAACGACGACACCATCGACGGTGTGGCGCTGGTCAACGGCGACCTTGTCCTGGTGAAGAACCAGACCACGGCCAGCCAGAACGGCGTGTATGTCGTCGGAGCGTCGCCGGCGCGCGCCAGCGAGTTCGATTCGTGGGCCGAGCACCCGGGCAGCCTGATCGCGGTGGCCGAAGGCACGACCAACGCGGACACCCTGTGGCTGTGCACGAGCAACGACGGCGGCACGCTCGGCACGACGGCGATCAACTTCTCGAAGATGAACATCGCCGGCGAGCTGTTCGCGGCGAACAACCTGTCGGACGTCGCGAGCACCGTCACCGCGTTCAACAACATCTCCCCGAGCACGACCAAGGGCGACCTGATCGTCAACGACGGCACGAACGACGTTCGCCTGCCCGTCGGGCAGACCAACTACGTGCTCACGGCCGACAGCGCCCAGGGCACCGGCATCAAGTGGGCGCCGGCGCCCAGCGCCGCCAACCCGGTCGTGCGCTCAGTCACCGGCACCACCGACACCCTGGTGGTCAGCGATGCGGGCAACTTCATCGACTACACCAACGCTGGCGCCATCTCTGTTTCGCTGACGACCGCGTTCAATGGCCTGTCGACGACGCTCACCTGGCCGACCGGTGCGGGCACGATCACCATCAACCAGACCGGCACGACCATCGACGGCTCGAGCGCCGCGGTGGTGCTTTCGTCGCAGGCCGGCGCCTTCACCCTGATCCCGATCGGCACCAACGCCTTCCGCGGCGTCGGCTCGGTCGGCGATCTGGTCGCCAGCGACATCTCGGACAGCACCACGGTGGGCCGCGCGGTGCTCATGGCGGCCAGCGCCGCTGCGGCGCGCTCGGCGATCGGCGCTGCGCCGCTGGATGCCCCGGTCTTCACGACCTCGGTCACGCTGCCGGGTGATCCGTCCTCTGCCCTGCATGCGGTCACCAAGCAGTACGTCGACGGCATCGCCGCGAACCTCGGCAAGCGTGCCCGCGTGCGCGCCGCGACGACCGCCAACATCACGATTTCGACCGCGCTGAACAACGGTGACACGCTGGACGGCGTCACGTTGGCGACAGGCGATCAGGTCCTGGTGAAGAACCAGACGACCACGGGCGAAAACGGGGTGTACGTCGTCGGGACGTCGCCCGCGCGAGCAGCGGAGTTCGATTCCTGGGACGAGCATCCCGGAACCCTGATTGCCGTCGCTGAAGGCACCGCGAACAACGACACCGTGTGGCTCTGCACGGCGAACTTCGGCGGCACGCTCGGCACCACGGCCATCACGTACTCGCAGATCACCACGGGTGGCGGCACTGTCACGGCGTCGGGTGGACCGCTCACAGCCGATGCCATCCTTGCTGGTGCCGGCGGCACGGACGTCAAAGTCGCTGCATCGATCCGAAGCAGCGCGGCCGGCCAGATTTCGCTGGGAACGGCGGGCAGCGTCTCGGGGAAGATCAACTTCCACAACGACACGTCCGGCTCGCTGACCCTGCAGCCGAATCTCACGGGAGCACTGGGCACGGCGGTCCTGACGCTGCCGACAGCCACCGACGTGCTGGTGGGCCGCGTCACAACCGACACGCTGCAGAACAAGACGCTGACCGCACCGACGATCAATGGCGGCACGGCGGATGCGTTGACGGCGCTGACGATTCGCTCGAGCGGCTCGGGCGCGTTCGACCTCGGTTTCGTCAACACCGAGAACCTGACCGCGGACCGCAACCTGACCATCACGCTGAACGATGCGGCGCGCACGGTCAACCTCGGCGGAAACATCACCACCGCCGGCGCCTTGGTCACGGCTGGCGCCAACTCCTTGACGCTGACCACCACGGGCAGCACCAACGTCACGTTGCCGACATCTGGCACGCTGGCCAAGGCCGCGCAGGCTGCGGGCCTGACGATGTTCTGCCCGAGCACGACCGCGGCGAACGGCACCTACGTGCTGATCGGAAAGGCGCGCTACGCCTTCACGATCAACGAGGTGACCGGCAAGACGAGCTCGGGCACGTGCACGGTGCAGGTGACGATCGACGGCACCAACGTCACGGGCGGCTCGGTCAGCGTCACGTCCACCGAGGCCTCGTCGACGGCGACGGCGGCCAACGCGGTGGCGGTCGGGCAGACCGTGGCCATTGTGGTTTCGAGCAACTCGGCTGCCACCGACCTGTGGGTGGACATCGGCGCCACGCGCACGCTGGACTGAGCCCGAGATGGCCAGCAGGACGCACCGCGCAGCTGTTGCCGGCCTGAACGGCACGAAGCGGATTTGGGCAAGCGCCCCGACCGTCGTGTCCGCGCCGTCGATCAACGGCAGCGGCACGGTGGGCGTCGCCCTGTCGTACACGCCAGGGACGTACACCGGCAACCCGACGCCGACCGTCACGCGGCAGTGGCTGCTCGACGGCGGCGCGATCAGCGGCGCGACAGGGGCCACCTACACCCCGGTGAGCGGGGACATCGGCACGAACCGGATTTCGGTGCGCGAGACGGCGACCAACGCGGCCGGCAGCGTGAACGTGGCAGCCGCCGGCGGATCGACACTCACGTCCCTCACGCTCTCGACGGCAGCGGTCAGCGGTACCTATCCGTTCCCTCCGCAGGGCATGACCTTCGCCGACGGGGAGACGATGACCGTCGCGTCCGACCTGACGAACTACCAGGTCGACGTGGTGAGCTACTGGCCCAGCGGGTATGTGCGCCACGCCTTCATCACCGGGCGCGCGTCGTTTTCGCCCTCGGCGGCGATCACCATCACCAACGGGACGCCTCCCAGCGGATCAGAGGTCACGCGCTCGACGATCGCGGGCTCGGCAGTCACGGGCGCCTACACGATCGACGCCGGCGCGCACGGCTCGGTGACGTTCAACATCCAGACCGGCACCGTGGAGACCCAGTGGTTCACGGGCCACGAGATGAGCGAGTTTCAGTACGTGGCGCCCATCGGGTCGTCCGGCATGCTCGCCTGGCTCTACACGCAGGTCTACCAGAACGGGCAGGTCCGGGCGAAGGCGATCATTGAAAACCCGATGCTCGACAACGGGTCCGGCGCCGCGTCGACGAACACGAGCCGCACCTTTACGCCGACCTTCACGTTCAACGGCGCCGTGGTGTGGAACAACAGCGGCGCCTCGCTGACCCTCGCCAAGGGCGCGAGCATCCAGGGCGAGAACAGCTACGACGGCTGGTACTGGGTCAACGGCACGGATCCGCAGATCCAGCCGCAGGTGCCGGTCATGAGCCACTGGCGCGCGTCGCGCATGGTGACGAACCAGGGCTACACGGGCGCGGATGCGACGACGCTGAACGCGCTCATCCAGACCTACGCGGCCACGGAGCGTGGCGCTCTCGCCGAGAACATGGGGGCTACTGGCGAGCAGCCGCAGATCGGCTTGCTCACTTCCGCAGATGCCTTCTGGGTGGCCACGGGCGACGCGCGAGCCTATCGCGCCTGCTTGGCCATGGCGTCGTCGCTTCGTTCCTATGCCATCTGCGTGCGCGCGACCAGCACCAAGGACATCCCGAAGCCGTCGAACTTCGGCAACTGGGACCAGGGCGGGCCGAACGGCGGGGGCAACCCGGGCACGTCCGCGGGCTCGCTGATATGGGAGGCCAACCACCATGGCAGCGGCGGCTATCTCGCGTACCTGCTGACGGGCGACCGCTGGCACTACGACACGATGGGCCTGCAGGCCGCGCTGTGCTACCTCTCGGCCGGCAACTCCAAGGGCAACAGCACCTCGCGCCTGCTTCAGACGCACCAGACGCGCGGCCATGCGTGGGAGATGCGCACGGTCGGCCAGTACGTGGCCGCGGCGCGTGACGCGCACCTGCAGGCGGGAGGCGTGGCGGCCGAGTACAGAACGCTCCTGTCGACCAACTACGACAGCCTGAACACGATCCGTCAGTCTGGCGCGACCCACGTCTGGAGCGGCGCGCTCTACATCTACGACTTCGGCGGGCCGGGCGGCAACTCCACCGGATGGGACTATCCGGCCACCGCGGGCCAGCCGCACCTCGGCTCGATCCCACCGTGGCAGCTCGACTTCTGCACGCTGGTGCACGGGATGCTGTCCGACATAAAGCCGCTCACGTCGATGACGGCGCAGAACGCGGTTCGAGACCACCACTACAAGTGGATCGTTGGGCGGATGGGCATCAGCGGCGCGTACCAGGACTGGGACGGCATGCGCGCCGCGAACTACGGCCTGCGGTTCGCGACGGATGGCACCGGAGCGACGTGCTACCAGTCGTGGGGGGAGGTGTTCGCAGTCAGCTACGGCGCTGGCAACACGTTGGCATCGACCACGCGGCAGGGCAGCGGCGGAAGCGATCCGGTGAACATGACCGGGGACAGCTACTGGGCCATCGCCAACGCAGCGCTGTGCTATGCCGTGGATCACGGCGCCACGGGGGCGGCAGACGCATACCTGCGGCTGACGGCATCCGATAGTTGGTCGGCCAACGCATCGAGCAGCTGGAACAACTACCCGAAGTGGGCCTTTGTTCCGCGCGTGACGCCGACCGCCACTGCGCTTCCGTTCACGCCGCCGAGCACGACGAACACATCGTTGAGGGTAATCAACACAGTGAGCGCCACCGCATCGTCGGTGCGCGCCTCGACGCACTCCGCTTCCGAGCAGGAGCAGGCGCTGTTCAACAGTTACTCCGGCACCGCCTACGTCAAGAACTTTAGCTATCCGCTTGGCGCGCGGGTGAAGTGGCTTCCAGGAGGGCACAACAACGCCGGTGTCTACGACGCGATCGTCAACAACCTGACGACCAAGTCGTGGCAGCGCGTTCCCAACATCAACGGGTCTGGCGGAACAAATTACCAAGACGCCTCATACCAGGGATCGGGGTTCCCCGCTGCAAACACGACTGGCGGCCCGTACTACGCGATCACTGCTGCGAACAATGCATCTGGTGAACTCGCGGCGCCAGCGCACCAGTACGGTCAATTGCAGGCGCTCGAGCGCGGAGCGAAGGGCGCTGTCATCACGGTTGGCCGAGCCGGCGCGACGGCCGATTCGAACGAAAGCCCGACCGCGCACTACGTGGACCTTGCAACAGGCCTATCAAAGCGCGCCTTGACCGGCACGTTCGCCGGCGTCGGTTTCGTCGGATGCGCGGCCTACGACCCGACAGCGCAGCGCTATTACGTCACAGCGTTCAACAACGGGCAGACGCAACTCGCCTATCTCCAGGTGAGCCCGACGAGCTACGCCTGGAGCACGACTTCCAGCTTCTCGTCACCGTCTCAGCAGGGTGGTGATTACTGGTCGAGTGTCATCTACGACTCGGCACGGCTGCTGTTGATCCTTCATGGAAGCCACCTCATGGCGTGGCAACTCAACAACTTCGCCGCAGGGCAGACGCAACTCAACCTGTCAGGCACGTTGCCGTCGCAGAACGGCATCAACTGGGTGTGGCACCCGGTCAACAAGGCGTTCTATGCACGGATCAACCAGAGCGGAAACGTGCTGCATAGGCTCACACCGCCCGCCTCCAGCCCACTGACGAATCAGTGGGTTGCAGACACCGTGACCATCGGAGGAGACGGGCTGCCGGCATGGAACTACGACGGCGGAAGCAACAACCAGAACTACCGGCCGCTCGACTGGGTTCCGCATATCAACTGCCTGGTGCACGAGGCAGGTCCGAACGACACCTACTACATCAAGGTCTGAACCATGGAATACGTCAGCGGCAACATCTTCTTTCGCGAGATGATTTTTGAGAAGGAAGGCGACTCGGTCATCGGCCACGAGCACACCTTCGACCACACGACCTACATCCCGCACGGTGCCCTGCGCGTGGAACTACTGGACGCTGAAGGCAAGGCCGTGAAGGCGGTCGTGAAGCGCGCCAGCGAGCGTCATAACTGGGTGCTCATCAAGGCCGGCGTGCGGCACCGCATCACCGCCGTGGAAGACGGCAGCATCGGGCACTGCGTCTATGCCCACCGCGTGCCGCAGGCGCTGGTGGACCACAAGGGCAAGGAGCCCGAGTACGACGCGCTGCTCGACAAGCTCATGGCCATGGCCGATGAACGCTTCGACCAGATCGTGCAGGTGTACGACGGCTGGGAAAAGGCATACGCCTAAGAAGGACGGACACCCATGTGTGAACTGTTGGTGCGCGTCATCGACAAGGTGAATGCGGACGACCCCTACTTGGACGCGCAATGCACGAAGCGCGGGGATGTCATCGTCGCAGTCCCTGACGGATGGGAGTGGGGCCGCGCCGAACTTGCCGACCCGCAGTACCGAATCGTCAAGGTGCCGCTTGTGGCGCTCGCTGTCGGCGAGTCATTCCTGGGCCGAGAGTTCAACACCAACCCGGCTGCGCCAAGTCGCATGCTTCAGCGCCGCGCGTTCCGGCTCGATGTCGATGCGCTGCCGGCCGACCCCGCGACCATGACCGCCGACGACATCATCGCGTGCAAGGTGCGCAAGCCGAAGCGGGCAGACCCGAACATCCTGGGGGGCGGCGATGACTGACCGCACCATCGGCAGCGGAGGCGATTACTCGACGCTTCAGGCGTGGGAGGACGCCTCCCCGGCCAACCTCGTGACCGATGGGAACATCTGGCGCGGCCTGATGCTGTCGGGGTTCAATGCTAGCGCCAGCGGAACCATCCTGACCATTGCTGGAAGCACGGTCGATTCAACGCACTACAAGGAGTTGACCACCAACACTGGCGCGAGCTTCGCCGACCACGCCAGCGAACTGACCAACGAACTGCGCTGGAACGGCTCCAACGGAGCCAGCATCAGCGCAGGAGACAACTACGGCGCAGCAGTGATCGTCAGCGAGCAGTACGCGCGTCTGACGAAGCTACAGATTCAGGGCAACGGCGGTCGTGAGGCGCTGCTCATCAACAACGGCGGCAACTATGTCGTCTCGCAGTGCATCATCGAAGGGCAGGCCGATGCATCGCACGGGGTGTTCACCAGCACCCCAACGGCTGGCATCGTCAAGAATTCGCTAATCGTCAAGCGCTCTGCCAACGCTGGTCCCATTTGCTCGATCCAGGGCAACGTCGGGATGTACAACAACACGATCGCAAAGCCAAGCGGGCTGGCTGGGTCGTCTGTTGGCGTCGCCTATTCCTATACCTCTGGCACGACAACACTTCAGAACTGCGCCGTGTTCGGCGTGTCAGCGGTATCCAGCGGCAGCGCGACCACCAGCTACACCACCTGCCGCACCGATGCGGCCTCGCCGCCGACCGGCTTCACACAGATTGCCTACGACACGACCACCGGGTCGGGGTTCCAGAACACTGCCGACTCGACGCGGGACTTTCGCATCAAGTCCACCTCGGCGATGGTCGGCGCCGGCACCACCGACACGACCAATGCGGCCGCCGACATCGTGGGCACGTCGCGCCCGGGCGGCGGCGCTGGCTCCTACGACATCGGGGCCTGGGAATATACGGCCGTCGCCGCACCTGCTGCGCCGCCCATCATCAACATCATGGGACTGTGAGCAGGAAGGGATGTACCAATGGCCTGGCGCGGTCGAGCAGTAGCGGCAGTTGCAGCAATTCGCAGGCGCGTGGCCGCCACCCTGGAGGTCGAGGTCGGCAGCGTCCTGACGATGCCGCTGCCGGCCGGGCAGCTGGGCACGATCTACATCCAACGCAACGGCGTTGACATCCCGGGCGCCGTGAGTGCGCCGAACAGCAACTACTACCTCTACACGGTGGTGGCGGAAGACGCCGGGCAGCCGCTGACCGTGCGCATGGAGAACGGCTCGCTCGACACGACCCCGCCGCGCCGGCACGCGATCGGCATCCGCATTGCCGCGCCGAACAAGATCGTCATCACCTACAACAAGGTGCTGTCTCCCCTGGCGATCGCCTCTGCGCAGTTCACGCTCGGCGGCACGACGGCCACGGCCAAGACCGTCACGGCCGCGGTGGTGGTGGACAACACCGTGGAAGTCACGGTCTCCAGCAACTTCGTGCCGGGCGACGCGCCGACGCTCGCCTACACCCAGTCGGGCACTGACTCGCTGCGGGTGAAGGACTGGGCCGGCAACCTCGTGCCGTCCTTCTCCGCGGTGCGCGTGTTCAACGAGTTCCCGGCGCCGGCCACGGCAGCAGCGCTCATCACCACGTCTTCGGTGTGCACCGTCGGCGGCGGCGGCTTTGTCTTCAGCGGCACAGGCTCGTCGGCGCAGTGCCACCAACTCACGCAGAGCAATTTCGCCAGCGCGACGCACCAGGGCGTGCTGCTGGCCGGCGGCGGCTCGGGATGGGTGGAGGCCCAGGTCACCGACACCAACGCCGCCGTGCGCCACATCGCGCTCAAGATGGACACCTCGCCGGGCACGAGCATCAGCGAGATGGACCACGCCGTGCGCATCACCGGCGGCACCGCGCGGCCATACGCGGACGGCGTGGCGGTCGGCTCGCTCTACACCTTCTCCACGCCCTCGACGCTATGCCGCGTGCGCATCTTCTGCGACATGCCATCGGGGGAGATCCACTTCGAGACGTCCGAGGATGGCGCGGTCAACTGGACCCGCCGCTACACGTGGACGCTGGTGCGCGACACGGAGGCACTCATGCACGCCTGGGTCAACAACAACAGCACGACCGTGGCCTGCGTGGGTTGCGCGCTCCAGGGCTTCAGCGACAGGGGATTCTGATGCGACTGCTTCGCACCATCTTGCTTCTGGCGTTCGCCAGCGCCGCCGTTGGCTTCACCGTCACGGTGCCGACCGTGATGTTCAACGGCGTCCCGCTGCGCCTGCTCAACAGCCCGCCGCCGGACTACCCACCGTCGGTGGCCGCGGGCGTGTTCGAGATGTACCCGTCGACGCAGTTCGAGGTCAACGGCGATGCGCTGCCGCCGCCCGCGGCCGGCTTCTCGACGCTGCGCAAGCGCGACAACACCGGCGGCGGTGTGCAGGCGAACAGCACGCCAGACGGCGGCGCTTTCCGCATCGTCTGCTCCACCAGCCACCTGGCGTTCACCGACCCGATCGTCTATCCGCCGAACGGCTCCGTGACGTACCCGTTCAGGAGCCACCTGCACAACTTCTTCGGCAACACCAGCGTCTCGCACCTGACCCAGCCCACCACGCTCTTGGCGACGGTTGGCAACAGCAGCTGCGTCGGCGGCACGGCGAACCGATCCGGCTACTGGGTGCCTGCGGTCATCGATACGACCACGGGCTTCCCGGTCATCCCCTACGCAAACATCGTCTACTACAAGAACGAGTCCGCGTATCGTCGCGCGAACCTGACTGCGGTGACGGTGCCGCCGGCTGACCTGCGGATCATCGCAGGCAACCCGGCGAACACCTCGACGACGCTGGGCAATGCCTATCGCTGGGAGTGCCCGCTCGGCGCCAACTTCAGCGCGACGATCCCGGGTGCCGGATGCGCCAACGGCTCGGACGTGCAACTGCTGGTGTTCTTCCCGCAGTGCTGGGACGGCGTGAACAAGGACACCAACACCGTTCAGGCCCAGAGCGCGCCGTACAACTACCCGAACGATCACCAGAGCCACATGGCCTACGAGAACCCGACCACGGGCTGCCCTTCGTCGCATCCGGTGATGATTCCGCAGATCAGCTTCAACATCCGCTACAAGGTGGCCGCGACGCCGGACCCCGTCACCGGCGCCTCACGCCGGCCAGAAAACTGGCGCCTGCACTCGGACACCTACGCGACCAGCTTCGCCGCAGGCGGCCTGAGCGCCCACGGCGACTGGTGGAACGGCTGGAACGCAGGCGTGCTGACGCAGATCGTGCAGGGCTGCCTGCACGCCTCGCTCGACTGCCACGCCCACCTGCTCGGGCTGTCCCCGAATGAGACGCTGTATTGAGCTCGCACTCGTGCTCATCGCCGCGCTCGCGCCGTTCTTCGCGGTGCGCGCCTGGCGGTACGAGCAGCAGTTGGCCGAGGTGAAGGCCGAGATAGCCGCCACGAGCGCGGTGTGCAAGCCGCCGGCCGGCGCCGCGTCTGCGGGGCTGTCAGCTCTCCGGTTGAAATCCACCGGTTCCATCTGAGAATTTTCCGAGCCGCCTCGTTCTGGCGGGTGCCAAGCCCGACCGGGCGGTTTCGGAAAGGTACACGGCGATGGGCGAGAAAGCGGCGATGACACCTGACGATGTGCGCAATGCCGTCGCCGAAGGCGTGCGAGACGCGCTCAACGACCCAGCGACCACGGACATGTTCTGCGCCAACGTCCTCGCCAGCATGCAGAAGCGAGCCGCGCACCAGACCGGCCGGATGCTGCTGGGTGGCCTGATCGGCATCGCCAAGCGGGCGCTGGCGTTCCTGGCGCTGGGCCTGATCCTCTACAACATCGGCGGGTGGGCCTTGATCGTGAAGACCTACAAGGCGGTGCTGCCATGAATCGCGCTCCCGCATGGCTCATCGAGGCGCGCCGGCACATCGGACAGCGCGAGGTTCCCGGCCCTGGATCCAACGCATGGATCAAGTCTCTGTGGCTGCGCTTGCCGGGTGGCGCGTGGTTCTGGAAGCACTTCGGCTCCGACGATTCGAAGTTGCCATGGTGCGGGGCCTTCGTCGCATCCGTCATGGACACGTGCGGACACCAGTACCCGAAGAAGTACGCCAGCGCCAAGGCGTGGCTCGACTGGGGCACATGGCTTGAGCATCCAGAGGTCGGGTGCGTCGTCGTCTTTGCGCGCGACGGTGGCGGTCACGTGGGGTTCGTGGTCGGCCGCGACCTGCACAAGAACCTACTCGTACTCGGGGCGAACCAAGGCGACGCCGTGAGCATCGCGGCGTTCCGGCAAGACCGTGTGATGGGCTACCGCTGGCCCAGCGACGCAATGGCGCCTGTTGCCGCCGCGCTGCCGTTGGGCGCCGCGGACCTTTCAAGGAGTGAGGCATGAAAATCCCGACCCCCAAGTCCCCGCTGCAGTTCGTTGCCGCGCTCGCCATCCTCGGCGGTTTCTACGGCGCGCTGTTCCTACCCGCCTTCTCGTCGGCCAAGTTGGATCCCGGCATGGTCGAAATCTGCAAGAGCGTCACGCTGATCCTGATCGGCTGGCTCTTCGGCAATGCCATGAACGCGCAGAGTTCTGCCAACACCCCGCCGGCGCCGCCGGCACCACCCAAGGAGCCCACCAAGTGACCCCGAAACAGATGATCCAGCGCTTCGGCGCGTTCGTCGCGCTGATGCTGTTTGCGCTCGCCGTCGTCGTGTCGCAGTCAGGCTGCGCCACGGTCGGCGTGCCGGCACCCGACACGCTCGCGAAGAAGGTCGGCTACGCGCACACGAGCCTGGCCGTCGCCGCTGACACGGCCAAGGCCCTGTGGGTCGCCAAGAAACTGGACCGCGCCGAGGCCGAATCCATCGAGGACACGCTCAGCGCGTCGTGGGATGCCCTGGTGACCGCGCAGAAGCTGGTCGAGAGCAACCCGCTGGAGGCGAGCACCAAGCTCGACGCGGTGCTCAAGGGCCTGCAGGCGCTGCGGGCCTATCTCGTCACCAAGCAAGGGAGCCAGTCATGAGCGGAACCGCCACCACCATCGCCGTGCTCGACGGCATCATCGCCGGGATCATCCGCACGGAGCAACTGCGCCAGGTCGTCGAGCGCATGAAGCTGGAAGGCCGCACGGACTTCAACCAGGCCGACCTCGATCACCTCGCCGGCCAGTCCAAGCAGGCGATCGTCGATTTCGGCGACGCGATCCGCGCCGGCATCGTCACTGCGAGCAGCGCACCGAAGGTGCCGTGAAGACGATAGACGTCGTCGGCTTCGCCGGCTCAAACCAGAGCGTGGACCCGCTCCTGCTGCCCGAGGCAGTGGGGGCGATGGCCGTCGACATGGAGCCGGGCCGCGGCAACTTCCGCCCGCTGAAGGCGCGGGTGACGGTCGCCACCGTGCCGTCCAGCCCACAGCGCCTGTCGATCTGGCGCATGGGGCGCGACGTCGTCAACGATGCCGACTACTGGCTGTCGAGCTCGAACGTGCTCAACTACACGCTTGGATTCGGCACCGACAGCACCGAGCGCACGTACTACACCGGCGAGGCCTCGCCGCGCTGGACGAACAACAACATCGGCCTGACCGGCGGCGCGCCGTACCCGCAGACGTATCGCGAGCTTTCCGTGCCGGCGCCGACGGTGGCTGCCACCGTGGCGCTGAACACAGACGGCACCGGGACGACAGCGCAGCGCTTCTACCTGCACACCTTCGTCAACGACCTGGGCTGGGAATCGGCGCCGTCGCCGGTCAGCGCGACCCTGAGTTGCAAGCCGGGTGCGATCGTCGACATCACGAACCTGCCCGCAGCGCCAGCCGGCAACTACGGCATCACGGCGCGGCGCATCTACCGCACCCAGCCCGAGGACTCGAGCGCCGACGGCGCGGACTTCTTCTTCCTGCGCGAGATTGCCATCGGCAGCACGTCCACGCAGGACGACGCCCGCGCTCTGGGTGACCTGCTGAGCACCGATGGCTGGATCCCTCCGCCGGCCACGTCATTCGGCATCGTGGCGCTGTGGGGCAGCATGTTCGCGCTGCTCTACGACAAGAACCTGCTCATTTCGGAGCCTGGCGCGCCCTACGCCTACCCCATCCGGTACTGGAAGGGCCTGAAGGACAAGCCGGTCGGGCAAGTGGTGTTCGGGCAGAACCTGCTCGTGCTCACCGCCGGGCGCCCGGTGCTGTTCCAGGGAACCGACCCCGCGGGTTTGCAGGACGTCCCATTCAACGTCGGCTTCTCGTGCGCCTCGGCGCGCGGCATCGTCGGATTCGAGCACGGCGCGGCCTGGCCGTCCAACGAGGGGTTGGCCTACAGCGGCAGTGAGACGCTCGTGACCGAGGGCCTTCTCACCCCCGACCAGTGGAAGGCGCTGAACCCGAGCACGATGATAGCCGGACGCTGGGGACGCTTCTACGTGTGCTCCTACGACAGCGGCGGCGGAGTGCTCAAGGGCTTCATGATCGACCCGCTCCGGCCGGCCGAAGGCATCACCTACCTGTCGGCCGGCTTCAACGCCTGCCACTACGACGAGCTAGCCGACCGGCTGTATGTGCTGGAGGGCGGCAACGTGCGGCGCTTCGCAGCCGGCCCATCGGTGCTCACTGGCACGTTTACCGCCAAGCGCTTCGCCCAGGCTGTGCCGCGCAACTACGGCTGGGCGCAGGTCGTCGCCAAGGGCTACCCGGTGACGCTCAAGGTCACCTCGCGCGGGGTGAACTCCGACGGCACGCCGCGCACGAACACCCAAACGCGCACTGTGGCCAACGCCGACCCGATCCGACTGGCGGCGGGCTTCCTCGCCGACGACATCCAGCCCGAGCTCACCTCGGCCTTCGAAATCACCACCGCGCGACTGGCGCTCAGCGTCCAAGACTTCGGGGGCGGCTGATGGTCTCGGTCGCGAACGGCATCAAGGACATCCCGCACCCAGGGAAACTGCCGTCCAAGGAACTGCGCGAGGTCTTCCAGACCGTTCTGCGCGTTCGCGAGGAGGTGCAGCGGCTGACCGGCTTTCGCGGGGATGTTGCCGACCAGGCGCTCACACTGCGCACCGGGCTGACCGTCGGCGGCGTCACGACCATTCCAGGCCCGCCCGGGCCGCCCGGGCCGGCAGGAGGGTCGAGTACGCCGGACCTGACGCCTCCGCCAGACGTCACGAACTTCGCCGCCGTCGCGGCCATCACCCACGTCATCGTCACGTTCGACGTCGCGACCTTCACGGTCGGCCATGGCCCGCTCGAGACGATCATCTACGGCGTGCAGAAGAACCCGGGCGACCCCAACCCGGTCTTCGGCGATGCGCAGCGCGTCTATGGCGCGCCGCACCCGCTGACGATCGCCGCCATCCCGAGCGAGCCCAACATCCGTTGGCACCTGTGGGCCAAGTACCGCACGATCGACGGGGTCGAGTCAGTGAACCCGGTCGGGGGCACCAACGGCGTGATCGTCACGACCGGCCAGGACGTGTCGCACCTGCTGGCCGTGCTCAGCGGGCAGATCACGAGCAGCCAGCTGCACACGGACCTGAATACGCGCATCAACCTGATCGACGCGGCATCCAGCGTCCCGGGCTCGGTCAATGCGCGCATCGCCACCGAGGCGGCCACGCGCACCAGCGCCGACAACGCACTGGCCACGTCGATCACCAACCTGTCGGCAACGGTCAGCACACTCGACGGTGAGGTGGACAGCAATTTCACCACGCTGAACTCGGCGATCCAGACCGAGGCCACGGCGCGCGCCAGCGGCGATGCGACCAATGCCAGCGCCATCACCACGGTGCAAAGCCGCATTGACAACGGCAACGCTTCACAGTTCGATCCAGAAATCGTCTGGGACTTCCAGAACACGCTCGACGGCTGGAGCGTTGCCGGTGCCACGGCGTCGGTCGGATCGAACTACGTCACGCTGACCTCGAGCGGCAGTGACCCGATGTTCCGCAGCCCGGCGGCGCTTGGCCTGGCCGGAGCGACGCACAACAAGGTGCGCGCCCGGGTGATGCGCACGGCCGGCAGCGGCTGGGACGGTAAGGTTTTCTACGTGACCGCTGGCCACGGCGAGAGCGGCTCGTTCAACAAGACGGTCACGCCGGATCCCACGGTGCTCAATCAGTGGGTCACCATCGAATGGGACATGGAGGCGCTGACCGCCGGCGGCACCGACTGGACGACCAGCACCATCACCCAGATCCGCGTCGACCTGGGCGCCACCGCGGCGGACGTGTTCCGCATCGACTGGGTGGCCGTCGGATCGCGCGGGGTGGGCGTGGCGGCGGCGGTCGTGCAGCAGGAGATTTCCACGCGCGCCGCCGAGACGGGCTACCTCGGCGCGCAGTACACGGTGCGCGCGCAGGTCACGCAGGGCGGCCGTACCGTCGTCGGCGGCTTCGGGCTCAGCGCCACGTCGTCGCCGAATGCCGGACCCACGATCGACTTCGGCGTCATCGCCAACAAGTTCTGGGTCGCGGCGCCGCAGGGGACCTCCGGCGTCAGCGACGTCGCGCCATTCGTCATCCAGACGACTCCCGAGACAGTCAACGGCGTGGTGATCCCGCCGGGCGTCTACATGGACGCGGCCTACATCAAGAACCTCACGGCGCTCTGGGGGCGATTCGGCACGCTGGTGGCCGACACGATCGCAGCGGCGCAGATCAATGCGGCCAACCTCACGCTGGGCAACGGCACGGTCGGCGGCAACCTGCGCAGCACGAACTTCTCGTCAGGCACGGCGGGATGGCTGCTGCAGCCCAACGGTGCTGCGGAGCTCAACAGCGTTCAGGTGCGCGGCAACAGCACCTTCGACGGCCAGGTGACCATTCGGGACCAGCTGGGTCGGACGCTTTTCACGTCCGGCAGCGCGGTGGACGCGGCGCGCCTGCTCAATGGCAACGACTACACACCGCACCTGGTGTGGGACTTCGGCGGGGTAGGGTCCGGGTGGACCCATAGCGGTCAGACGGTGACGCTGCAGGCGACGTCTGTCCTCATCGCCTCCACCGGCAACGATCCGTTCATGTTCAGCCCGGCCATCAGCTTGTCGGGCGCCACCTATGACAAGGTGCGTGTGCGCATTCGGCGAGAGTCTGGCAGTGGCTGGGACGGTGTCTGCTTCTACGCGATCGATGGCGGCCACAGCTACACCGCCTCCTTCCACAAGAGCATCCCCGATCGCACGCAGATCGGTCAATGGGTCATCCTCGAGTGGGACATGGCCGCCCTCAGCGTCGGCGGAAGCGACTGGGTCAACAGCACGATCACGAGCATCCGGCTTGACTTTGGAGCCACCCCGTCCGACTCGTTCACGATTGACTGGATTTCCATCGGCAAGCACGGGCCGATGCGGATCAACGGCGCGAACATCTCGACATTCATCGAGGGCGCGGCGATCGGCAACGCTCAGATCGGCGGTGACATCCAGAGCGACAACTTCGTGGCCGGCTCGGCCGGCTGGCGCATCCGCAAGAGCACCGGCTCGGCCGAGTTCCTCAACGTCCTGGCGCGCGGCGACATTCAGGCCACGAGTCTGAATGCCGCGACCGGCACATTCACCGGCAACCTATCCGGCGCCAGCGGCACGTTCGGCACCATCACGTCTGGCCTGTTGCGCAATGCCGCGAACACCGCCTGGGTGGACTTGAACGCGAGCGGGTCGCAGAACTTCATCGTCGCGCAGAGCGGCGCGGTGCGCATCACGGCGGATGGCGATGCCTACTTCACCAAGTCTCTGGCATCGGGCACCTGGAGCGGCAGCTTGCAGCTCATCGACGCCGTGGTTGATCCAGAGGGTGGCGGCAACACGCTCTATCTCACCCCAGAAAAGACGTTCCTGATCGATACAGGCTACTCCAAGCCATGGAATGTGCTGTTCGAGCGCACGATGACGGCGCGCGTCGGCTCCTTCACCTCGACGCACGTGCCTGGCGAATCGGCGAACCAGTACGTTGGCACCATCAGCGCAGAAATCACACCGGTCGTCAACAAGCCGGCGTTCCAGACGCCGATCACGTCCCCGGTGGGTAACCCCTACGGGGCCGGCAACGAGCGTGTGATGCTGCGCGTGCGCGTGCAACTGGTCGACCGGGACGCCAAGACCAGTTTCGTCCTGACGTCGCTGCAGTGGACGCTGGACACCTCGGGGTGATGCCCCACGTGGAGTCCGGTGGATTTTCTCGGATCTGGCTGTAGTTTGTCCCGATGTACGCCACGCAACTTCGGGACGCTCTCGGGTCGCATCTCGGGCGGGTGCTGACCCCGGAGGTCGCCGTCGCCATCTTCGAGGCGGCGGTGCAGTCGCGAGCCGAGCCGATCGACATCGACCAGTTCGAGCCGCTGGCGGCCGACGGGTTCGTCATCCGAGCCGAGCGGTTCGTCAAGGTGCTGCCGGAGTTGCGGCCGCTGCACGAGGAACATTGGTCCGAGACGGAAAAGTACCGCCACGGGCTCGAGTTGAAGCCGGACTACGACGCCATGGCCGAGCGCGAGCGCGCGGGGCGGCTGCTGCAGTTCACGGTGCGGCGGGACGGCATGCTAGTAGGCCATCTCCGCATGTTCCTCGGCACGTCGCTCCACACGCAGACACTGTTCGCCGACGAAGACACATTGTTCCTCAGAAGGCAGTACCGCGGCAGTTTCCTCCCGCTGAAGCTCATGCGCTATGCGGAGTCGGCGCTGCTGTCGCTGGGCGTCCGGGAGATCCGGGCTTCGAGCAAGAAGGCCAACAACGCAGATGTGCTCATGCGTCGGCTCAAGTACGACGTGGTGGCGATGCAGTTCGTCAAGTTTTTCAAGGAGTCCGAATGAAGGCATTCGTCGCGTGGCTGTTCGAGCCGCTGTATCGGCGCTGGTGGCGATTTGCGGTCAGCAGTGGCCTTGTGCTGCGGTGTGCCGATGCGCCAGATTATTCGGGCATGAATAGGGCCGCGGAAGCCTCCGCCGCGTTGAGCGGCGAAGCGTTGGCCTTTTTTAAGGACGTCTACGCCAAGGAAGCCCCGGCGCGCGAGGCCGCCGCGAGCCTGAACAACCAAGTTGCCCAAGAGCAGATCAAGGGCATGCAGTTCGCC